TCGTCAGGTGTGCGCCATACGGTGACTTCGCAAATCAAAAACGTCTGTTCCTCAATGCGCATGATGTCGAATGCGGTTTCTTGGACTCGAAGGTCGGGCCATCGTTTGAGGGCCTCAATCAGCCGGTCATTAACTGGGATGTAGCCTTCCAGGTTCATTTGGTTCCTCCTGTAGTCGGGTCAGGTTGGTTAGGAATTTGGTTTTGAAGCAGGGCCAGCAATAGGCGGCCCAGCCGGTGTTGCGGTAGCGGACGATTTCGTCGTCCACGACGACGCCTTGGCAAATTGCGCATACGGCGACGTCGGGTTCGCGTGGATCGTTCACTTTCGTATGTTTACCACACGGGAACGACGGATTTTCAGACGTTCGTTTTCGGTAGTGCCTCCCCAAATCCCCGGAAGGGTGCGATGGTCAAACCTGAGGGCGTAGTCGAGGCATTCGGTTTTGACGGCGCAGGAGGCGCAATGGGCTTTTGCGACCAGGATGTTGACGTTCATGTGCCGTCCTGGGACGGGAAAGAACACGTCAACGGGTAGATCGGCGCACGCTCCTCGGGTTTTCCAGGCTTCTAACACGAGATTGACCAGGGTTTCCAACCGCAAAGGCCTTTGGCTTCGCGTGAGGAATAGAGTTTCCAGGCAAACTCGAGGTTGAGCAGAGGGTTGAACATGGCGTCGGGGTGGTTTCCCAGGCCGAGTTCGGCGATCCAGTTGGCGTGGATTTGGTTGATTTGGGTTAGTCCGGCGTCGTGACCGTTCCAGGCGTCCGGTTGGCATCGGGATTCACGCCAAATAATTGACATGAGGGTTTCGATGGTTTGCCGGTCGGCTGGCCATCCGGCCGCTATCGCCTTCGGCACCCACTCCTGGCAAGGCGTGTCGGGGCCGACGATTGGCAGGATTGGCCCTTGTGTGGTCGTAGGAGCGGCGATCGTGGACGTTGGGTCTACAAGGGTTGCTGGGGCGTAGGAAACGACCACAGGGGCCGTTTCGGCCTGCTGGGGTTTCTCAAAAAACATGAATAGGGCGCCGCAGGTTATGGCTACGCCCAGGATGAAACGGGACATGGGGTTTCCTTTCGGGTCGGGTCCGCGAGGTGCGGACTGTTTACCGACTTCAGGGATTCAGGTCAAGCCTTCTTGCCGATAATTGGGTCAACGGGGTCGCCTTTACGGGCGGCGATACCGTTTCCGACGGCGTAACCAATAATGGTTGTCACGATCGGCAGGCCTGCGTCAGAGGCGATCGCTCGAGTTGCCATAAGAACGGTGAGGCAGATCAGGCCGACGAGGGCGATGAGGGCTTTGGAAGGGTTGGCGAGAGTCATGGGAAAAGGCTCCTGAAGGCGGTATCCACGGCTGACGGGTTGTCGGCCATGTAAGGGGCAATTTCATAGTGAACCCAGGCGGCTCCAGGCGAGCCGATGGTGGGTTTGTCGTACACCTTCCAGGCGTTGCGGTCACAGCGCCAACCTGCGCCATGCTGGCCTGGCTTGTACCGGTTGCCGTAGTCGTGGATCTCCTCAATGCCGAGGTGGTCGGCGTGTCGCTCGAGGAAGGTGATTGCGGCGACGATCTGGTTCGGGCCGCCTCCGAGGTCGCACGCGCGTCCGGTCGCGTGGACGGAAAGGCCGGTGCCGCCGCGGACTGGCCTGTTGGCGTAGATGCCAAGGTTTTTCATTTGAAACAGGAACCTCATGTATTCCTGGAAGCGGATCGTGCCTGGGCGTGCTCCAGAAGAGGGGTCGGTGTTGCCGGTGTACGGACGACCACTTTCGGCTGGTTCGGCGGGCTTCTTTTTAGTTGCCATGTGGGTCGATCCAGCCTTCCTGTTGGGGGTAGTGGATGTTGCCTGCTTCAAGGCTGGCGACGATCGCGGCGGCCCACTGGTGTGCGCCTTCGGGTGTGTCCCAAGGGCCGGGGCGATCGACTTCAATACCGTTGATGGTGACTATGACATAAAGGTCGTCGGTGACTGTCGCTAAATAAGTGTTCATCTGATTGCGGGCCTTCCTGAACTGTGACAGATCGAGTAGCACGCGATTCCTGTAGATGTTGCGTTCGACCAGGTAGCACCGTCGGAGGATGTTTGACAGTTTCCGGTGTTGCTGTTGACGTATGCGATTAGACCACTTTCGTCAGACGCCGCGCCTGAAAAGTAAATCGACGCGGTTGTCGCAGGTGTTCTGTTTGTCCATGTTGTGCCGTTCGTACTGCTCTCGATGTCGCCGTTTGTTGTGCCATCTACACGCGCCCCGAAGGTGATAACGGAATTGTTTGCGGCGAACGCTCCTGAACCTGCGGTGGTTGAGGGTGCGAATGCGAGGTTTCGTGCTGTCCAAGTGATTGCGTCGGTGCTTGTCTGTAAGGTTCCGCTCGTTGAGTTGTCGGCTCCTTGGACCCAGATGGATTGCGGTTTACAGTAAAGATTTCCGTTGATTGCTCCGGCCGAGAGGGTGGATGTTCGGCTTGTCCATGATCCGGTGGGACTGCTCGCGGTGTAAACCTCGCCGCTTGCGCTAAGAATCACCCACGTTCCATTTCCGTATTCAATGGACTGAAGTGCGGCTGTGGCGCTTATTCCGGTCGTGTTCTGTGTCCATGTGATGCCATCTGTCGAGTAAGCGACATAATGCGTGAGCGATGGAAAGATAATGGAACCGCAATACATCCAATAGCCGTTGCCGTATGCGATACCACGCACGGAGGCGGTGGATGCTCCTGAGGTGCGTTGCGTCCAGGTGATCCCGTCAGGGCTTGTTGCTACTTTGCCGCTGTCTCCGACGGCGACGTAAAGAGTCGTGCCGTTGGATGCGACGTTGTTGATCTGCGTGGTTCCAAACGATGATGTCCTGGACGTCCAGGAGGCCAAAGTGGTAGAGGTTGAGGTCACCAGACCGCCGCTGGCTCCAACGGCCACCCACTGATAAGGGAGTGCGACGACTGAGATTGTTGCGGCCGACGTCGCGGGAATCATGTGCTGGTATTCCCGAACATGACCCACTCATCCGTAGCCAACTTCATAAGACAGACGACTCCGTACTGGCCGTTGATCTTCGTCTTAGAGCCGTTCGAGCGGATCGTCGTCGTTGCCGGAGTCGAGGCCGCCACCGTAACCTGACCGGCCCCACCCTGATACAACAGGATCTGAGTGCCAATCGCGAAAGCGGCCGTAGCGTTCGTTGGCACGTTCAACGTGATCGCCGCGGCGTTCGTCAGGGTGACCATCTTGGCGGCGTCGCCAATCACCAGCGTGTAGGTGGTGCCGGTCTGGGCGTTCAGTTGGAGGGCGGCGATGTCGTTCACGCCTCCAGCGATCTGATTCACGTTTGACGCCGACAAGACTTGGCCGTCGGTGTAGGCGGCTGAGATCGGGTAGGTGGTGGTCATGGTGCTCCTAGAGGGTGTTGGTGCCGAGAATACCGAACTGGGCGGAACCCAGGATGAATGCGGTGCTCAGCGGCTCTCGGGTAATGAATCGGGTTGTCCAGGTGTCAGGAGTGATGGTGTGCTCGACGCCTTGGACGGTGACGCGCAGATCGAAAACGCTGGTCGGGGTTTGGGATCGGACGACGTAGATCGGTTGGCCGAAGTCGTAGGAAATGGCTGGTAGGACACGATCGGAGTCGGAGGACAGGTCAAGGGTGATGGATTCGATGCGAAGTCGAGGGTTTTTGCGGTAGTTGAGGATGAGGTTGGCGATGTTGGTGGCTTGGGCGTTGTTGCGACCTAATAGTTCGGTTTCGGTGTAGGTGCGTGTGAAGTAGGTTGAGATGGAGGTGGCGTCGGAAACGGTTTGAGCGGTGCCGCCGTGGTTGGTGATGCTGACTACATTGGAAAGTTCGGTTTCGTCAAAGGCGACGTCAAGGTCTTGGTAGCGAATTCCGACGCCTGTGTCGGTGAAGGTTTGGGCCGCGCCGGACGCTTCCTGGCTGATGGTGGCTCGAGATTTGAATCGCGCGGTTCCGTTGCCGTTCATGTAGAAACCGCCAAGTTCGGTGGATTCAACGGTTTGGATGGCGTCAAGGGTGGAGCGAAGTCCGCCTGGGTCGTTTTGTAGTTCCTGTGTGCCGGTGTCAATGTTTCGCATGGTTGACGGCCAGGAAACCATGTCGAGGATTTGGTTGATGCGTGTGCCTGGTAGGTCGCCGGTAGCGGCTCCTGTAACGGACTCGACGTTGGAGAGGGCTAATAGGCGGAAGCCGTCGTCGGCTTGGACGGTGACCTTGGCGTACTGGGTGCCTTTTGGCCATTCCCAATCCCATGAACTGATAAACCCTGCGAACAGCGCGTATTGAGTGCCGTTGTAAGTGGTGGTGACGCGCACCTGGCACATCGGCAGAATTTTGCCGTAGTAGGGGCTGGCAGAGTTGTCAGGGTTCCAATCCCCTGTGAAATCCCAAAATGAGACAGCGCAGTACCCAGGGGAGTAATGCTCAAAAATGCGGTCGCGGCCGCGGCGGATTGAGATGTTGGTGGTAGTGGATGAAACGTCAACGATTGTTGATGCGCTGGTGCCGAGAATGTTTGTGCCGAGGATGCCGTTATAGGCGTCGCCCAAAGTGAATACGTTGCCAAATGAGGCTCCTGTGCCGAGCCGAATTTCAACTTGGGGTTGGCAGGGTAAGGTCATGTGTTGCTATAGACGAGTTGTGCGCCGTTGCGTTGGGAGTTGACGAGGCCACGTCGGATGGTTTCAACTAGGTCGCGTTCGCTGGTGACGGAGCCTTGGACGTTGACCATGACGGTTGGCCGGTTGCCGGATCCGCCTCCGCTGGTCAGATCAACGGCTTTGGTGGTGGTCTTGCCGAAGCCTGAAAAATCCAGTCCTGGTGGGATGTAGTAGGAGCGACCGTCCGGGCCGACGACGTTCACGCCTCGGCTTCGTGATTCTGATGGGGTGTCGCCAGGTCGAACGGTAGTCCCTTGTACCGTGTTGATTTTGACGGTGCGTTCGCGGGTTAGTTGTTCAAGGAGGCGCATGACTTCGTCGTATTTGCCCTGGTCAAGTAGGGCAAGGATTTTGGTTTGTTTGTCGGCTGGGATGTTGCCGAGAAGTTGAATGTAGTCGGCGACTTCACCGTACAAATCGCCGACGGCATCCTGAGCGGCTCGAGCCGCCGCAGGCGTCTTTTCCTCCAAAGCGCGGCCAGCCGCTTCATAAACATTATCCAGGGAGTCTTTGACGTTATTGAATGCTCGAGTGTTGCTTAGGGTGCCAAGGAGTTCGTCCCAGGTGTCAATTAGACCGTTGACATCACGGTCAAATTCGTTGGTTATGTCTGCTGTTCGGCGGAGTGCGGCTCGTGCGGTTTGTAGTGCGTTTCGTGATGCTCCTAAAGCATCGACAAAATTCATTGTTTCCTCACCGGCATCATTCGATTTTTGCTCGTAAATGCCAAGCCAATCAGCGGCCGTCGCTACAAGGCCTTGAAAAAATCCAAATTGACGTCCTGCGGCCTTGAGAGACGACGGCAATTCATCGGCCACATCACGCGATGTTTTCATTGACGATGTCAACGCAGAAAAGCCGTCAGCCAGGATTATTAGTAGTGGGACAAGTTCGTCGTTAGCAAAGTGAACAAATTGGAGGACGACGGGCAATAATTTTTGACCCATCTCAATTGTCACGTTTTCTAATTCTGCTTTCAGAATTCTTTGTTGGTTGGCAAGACCATCTGAGGTTCGGGCAAAGTCGCCTTGTGCGTCTTTTGATTGTTGAAAAATCAAACTGTTAGCGGCAAGGATTTTTTGTTGTGCGGTTAGAGCGCCGTTGCCGTTATAAATTCCCATTTTGAGGGCTTCGGCTCGCATGGATGCGTCGTCAAGGAGGATGCCGTATTTGCGTAGCGGTTCCGATTCTCCGCGTAACGCGGCTCCGATCGCTTGGATTGCTTCCTCGGGGCTGGTGTTGTTGAACGATGCGAGATCGGAAGCGAGTGCCGTTAGGTCGGTGGTGAATCCGGCTAGATCCTCGCCCGCAAGACCGGCGGCCTTGCCAAACGTGCCGAATACTCCAGCGGCGTCTAAAACGTCTTGTTTTGATTGACCGAGGGATTGTGCGGCTTGGTCAGCAAATTCCATGATTGAATCTTTGGCGTCACCAAAGATTTGACTTATTTTGGCTGATGATTCCTCGAAGTCTGATGCGGCGTTGATTGCGCTGGCACCGAATTTGACAAAGGCCGCTCCGGCGACTGCCGCAAATGTTCCAGCGTTTGCTTTCATAAAGTCGGTGGCCGCGCCAAATCCGGCTTTCATTTTGTTCAATCCGCCTTCGGCTTCGGCCACCTTCATTTTGAAGTTGTTGAATCCGGCCTCGGCCGATTTGAGGCCTTTGTCAGCAAATTCCGTGACTATGGGGATTGTGATGGCCATTAGCGGATCCTCATTAGTTGTTGGTTGGCGGCTTGCTGTACCTGCTTGACCAGCGGTTCAAGTTCATTGGTGATCATCCGGATTGAGTCGTCAATGTCGCGCCACATAAAGCGAGATGGTTCGCCAAGGCGTGCGGTCAAAACTCGAGCGAAGTTGGGACGTTGGTATTTTGGTGATCGTCGGCTGGACGCGCCGTTGGCTTTACCGGCCATGTCAGCGATCGCCACCGAGGAGCCTTTGGTCGTGATTTTGATGACGTTTAGGGTGCTTGTCCCTACGGAGCCTGGGCGGCGTCTTGGAAGCCTGGTATCGGTGCGGACAGAAACCTTTTTAGGGTTCCAGCCTTTTGCGCCGTTGTGATCCCAACCGGACAAAGGTGCTTGGCGAGGAATGCGGCTGTCAATCTCGGTTTTGAGAGGTCGGACAATCCGTTGGACGTCTTTAGCGAATTGCCGTTTGAGTTCGGGTTCAACCTTCCCTAATACCCTGAGGGATTCTTGGAGGCCTTTGACCTGGATGCTCATTTGGCGGCTTTCTCGTCCATCTCTACCAGGAGCCTAACCATCTCATCTACGACCGTTGGTGGGCTGTCCAGGAGGGCTCGAGGGCTGATCCCAAGCCGGATTGAGAGTTGTGCGATCAGGTTGACGTTTCGTCCTGCCGCGCCTTGCGTCCTTTTGGGATGATCTCAATGTCCTTGACAGTCTCAATGAACTGCGGCCATACCTTGACGGTCACTCCGGCTTTCCGGCAGGCCTCATAGGCGAGGTAGTTGACCTGCTTGAATTTGACAGGATTGAACATCTGCTCGGCGGCCTGTCCTGGATGGTGATCCTCCCAGGCGCAGGCAACCGAATAGGTGATCGGTACAACGTGTTCGGAGTCGTCGGTAAATACGACTTTTAGATCCATTCCAATCATGTCGGGCTCCTAATTGGGTCAGGGTGCGGTGATGTCGCGCGAGAAGGTTCCGCCGGTGAACGTGACGTTGACGACCGAGAGCGAGCCGACGGTAGAGGCGATCGGCGTGAATGAACTGAGCATCGCATTCGTGATCGTGTATTCGGGGTTGCTGGCCGATTCGGTGGTGCCGGACGGGCTGATGACGATGGTGGTGTCGCCGTCGCCGACGATGTCGGACAGGGTGGCTTCGACTTCGGTTGCTCCGTAGGAGTTGAACATCGTCAGGGTGACTTCAACCATTTGGAGGCCTTTGGTGAATTTGTGGCCTGCGTCGCCAAAAGCGGTTGTTTCAAGACTGTCGTAGCCGACGGTCAATTGGGCCGCTGAGCATTGGTCGGAGAGGTCAACGCCTCCGATGGAAACGGTTGCGTTGGATAGGAAGGTGGTTGTGGCCATGTGGGGCTCCTTAGTTGCGCCGTGAGCCGATTCTCACGGTGAGGTCGTATGCGGGTATTTCTTGATTTCCGAGCGTCGCCAGGGATGGTTGGCCGGAGGTGACGGCGAGGCCTTGGTCAGCCATGAGGGTGTCGATCGTCGTCAAGAGGTAGTCCGAGGCGTCCTGGTTGCCAGGTGGGGCGGCCAAGACGCGAAGGGTGAAGGTCAGATCCCCGACGTTGTAGGTGAAACTGGTGAACGTCGGTAGTTCGATGAAAACGGTGAGCGGTCGCGCATTGCGTGGGTCGGTGACTGGTACGAGGCCAAGCGCGGTGATCCTGTTGGCGATCGCGGTCACGGCTTCCGCAAAGATTCCGGTGGCGGCCATTATGCGACCTGCGCACGGTTACATCCGAGCAGTTGGAGGATTTGCCCCATGGAGAGTTGTGGGGTTCCGCTGGTGGCGTAATCCTGGAATGATTGGATGCCGTCAATGGAGCCGCGACTGCGGTATTGGCTTGCGGCGTAGATGATGGTGCCAAGTTTGACGTCTCCGCCTGGGACGGTTGTGAGACTGTCAAAGTAACCGGATTCTTGCCGTTTGCGGTATGCCCAAGCGTTAGCGGCTGACACGCAGGTCGCTAGGAATGCGGTGTCGTTGGCGGTGGCACTCGAGATGCCGAGGAACTCTTGAACCATTGCGGACGTGATCCAGGAGCAGGTGATCGTGTAGGTGATCGTGCCGAACGGATCTACGGCTCCAGGAACTAGGTCGTCACCTGTGTTGAGGTAGAGAACCTGGTTTGGGATTGGGTAGTCGGGATCAAATAGGAGGTTTCCGTAGGAGTCAACTCCGGTGAATTGGAACTCGGGGATGGCGACGACAACGTGCGTGCCATCGAGGCCATCCCCGAGCCCTGCCACAACGATCGACTGCCCGACTGCGATGTCGCTCGCCGTGAGGGTCTGAACCACGGCGACGTCGTCTAACCGCATTTTGTGCGTTATGGAGTAGGTCGCCATGGTTCTAAGTCCTCAGTTGCTCAACTTGCGGTGCGCTTTACAAACTTGCTGGCGTCAAGCATGAGCGGGGTGAAGTAGCCGCGGAATGCGATCGTGCGGGCCAGCAGGCTCGGGTTCTCGATGCTGACGACGCCCTTCTGCTGTTCCCAGCATTCAAAGCCGTCGGCGTTGCCGACGATGAGAGTGCCGGAAGCAAAGTTGCGATCAACGACAACGCGAAGGCCGAATGCGACGGATTCCATGGCGCCGGGCGTCATGGTGCCAAATGCGTTCATCGGGCCCACCTGCGGGAACAATGGGCGTCCCGACGTGTCGGCAAGTGCTCCCAAGTATTCCCAAACGTCGGGGCTGACAAACAAATGGTTCGGCAGGTTTCCGTTGGAAGCCGAAAGAATGGTGGAGGCGGCGTCGTATACCCAGGCGACCCACTTAGCCGGATCGTCAAGATCGGCGGTTGCGAGGATTGAGGTGGTGGTGGCGCCGGAAACCAATGCGTCAGCGGCGACGTCGTCAGTCTGATTGGCGTAGATGCGCGCCATGTCGTCTACGAGAGCGCCAAGCACTTCGGGCGACGACCAGTCGATCGAGGCTTCGGACAGTTCAACATAGCCGCCGTAGATTGCCTTGGTCACAGTAATGTCGTCCACGACGAACGTACCGGCGGTGATCGTGGTTCCCTGGGTGACCGATCCGATCGAGGTGTGGGTCGTGACCTTGGGTCGGATGAACACCTTGCCGCCTTGCGGCATGGCGCGTGAGCCGACTGCGTCAATGACCGGACGAAGGCCACGGAAGTTGTTGTAGATCGCCGACGTCGGAATCGGCATGACTCCGTCGAGGTCGCCGGTGGTGACGTCCGGTGCGGCGGCGCGGATACGTGCGTTCATTTCTGCGAAACGGGATCCGCCTTCGGCCGCGGCCACGAGCCATTCGCCAGGGGTCGGCAACTTGAATTCGCGTCGGGGTTCCGCATAAAGCGGCGTGGTGGGGATGATGGCTGGGGCGGAGGCCTCAACCGGCTGGACTTCTGACATTGACTCCTCCTCGGGGTCGTCTTGGGGTTCGGTTTCGTCGGGCTCCGTCTCGGGGCTTGAGGCGGCGACTTTTTCAATCCTTGCCTGCTCAAAAGCAGGTTCGGCCACGATCGACAACTCGCGCCAGTCACCTGACTCGACGACCATGGTGCCGTCGTTGTCGAACGAGAATTTGGTCGGGATCACTCCGACGCTGACGGAGTCGTAGGCTCCCATGAGCAGGAGTGCCATGGTGTCGTTGGCGTCGCGTGTGTCGGCGAGGCGTGCGGTAAACATCATTCCTTCGGATGTGTTTACTCGTTCGGTGACGAGTCCGCGTACCTTGCTTGAGTCATGCCCTTCCAGGAGTCGGGGGGGACGTCCGGCTTCCGGAAGGGATCCAGGCAGAAACGTGACTTTCGTGCCAAGGGAGTCCGTCGTTGTGACGTTCCACGGGACGGCAAGGCCGGTGATTGAACGCGACGGTTGGCCGTCTTTGGCGGCGGCGTCAATCGTGAAATTTCCGGCGGTGAATCTGATCATTCGGTGACATCCTCTCTGATTGAGGTGGGCGCGTCTACGAGGCTTGAGTCAACCATTTCGTTTTCGCCGAGGTAGTCGTCAAGGTCAAATTCGACGTGTTTTCCGGCTGGGAGGACGTTATTGCCGGACAGGGTTTCCTGAATACAGTCAATGTACGGTTTCGCGCCGAATAGGTAGAGGTCTTGGCGTGCCTGGAGGGCGTTGTTGTAGGTCATTCCTGTGCCGGTGGGTGCGCCGACGAGGTAGGGCGGAATGTTGGCTAGGCGTGCGAGTTCGAGCGCCTGGTATTGGCGTGCTTCAACGAGTTGTAGTTTGCTGGGGTCGGCGTCAAATTCTTTCCATTCAACGAATTGGTTGAGGGCGCCGACGGCGTTGCGTTGACGTGCGGCTGACCAGGCGGCGGCCAATTCGCCCAGTTCGTCGCCCGACATTGGTTCTGATCCTGGTGTTTGCTGAAGGTAGCCAGCGGCGATTTCGTTTGATGCGAACCTGCGTGCGGCGTTGTCAAGTTTGTAGGCGGTGTCGATCGCCTGTTGGCCGGAATAGACGATGCCCATGATCGGCGACAGGAATTGGACAAGGTTGCCGGAGTCAATGTGGACGCCGTTGAATTCAACTTGGTCGGATGGCTGGAACCAGGCTGGGCCGGATTGGTCAAGCGTGTTGATGTTGGCGGCTGGGAGCCATTTGAAGGTGGCTGGAAAGCCGGTGCTGTAGCGGCCGGTGATGAGCCAAAACGCGCGACCGTAAAACAGGAGGTCGCTGAAGGTGTTGGCCATGATGAAGTTGCGAGTTACGGCTGGGTCGGGGCGTGTGAACCAGGATTCACCTTCAATGTAAATCTTGGTGTATTCCTCCTCTACGGGATCCCAGGCGAGGCGGTAGGCGGCAAGATCAAGGCATCCGATCATGGAGGCGATGAGGTCTCGAGCGCGACTAATCGTTGGCAGTTGGAGGGCGCGTAGTTCGGGGGTGCCGATCGTGTAGGTGTAGGTGGCCGCGGTTGTTTGTGCGGCGATACCGGCTTGCGCTCGGATTTCGGCTCCGAAGGCGGCTTTAGGGGTGCGGGTGAACAGGGCCACTAGCCGGAGTTTTCCACATTTGTGGCTTGGAATCTACGAGGATGCGAAAGCGGGTCGCATTCGGACGGTGGGCTTGGAGGCGAGGGCGGCGGCGACGATCATACAACGGCACAATTCGATCGGCCCTGGGGATTTCTGTGAGGAGACGACGAGGGAGGCGTTGGTTTTGACTAGGACGGCGCGGTTGACGTGTTCGGCCAGTCCGAGGTTGCCGAGGTGCCATACGCGGCGTTCGGTGATGGCTTTGCGGACGAGGTCGGTGTATTTGGTCAGTTCTCCGTAGCCGAATGTGGTGGTGCGTCGTTTCAGAT